CAACCTACAGTATATGCAGAAATTTTAGTAAATGATGCAGTAAATCTAGTAAAAGACTTTCCAATAATAGGCAACGAAACTATTGAAATAAGTTTTAAAACTCCTACTAGAGATGATTTTGCAACTTATAAACTTAAAGTATATACGGTTGAAGGTCAAGGTACAAGAAACTCCGGGCAAGCCACCGCCTACGTGCTAAAGGCAGTATCAGAAGAGCATTTTAAAAATACAGATTTTAATATTACATCATCATATAAAGATACTATCGACAATATGGTATATGATATGATAAAGAATCAACTAAAAACAGATAAGCCGCTCTTTATAGAAAAAACGAGAGGTCTTAATTCTATATCATTTGCACGCGACACTCCCTTTGCATGTATTGATCTTCTTAGAAAAAGAGCTATTAACTTTACTCCATTTGGTGGTGTGTTTTACTTTTTTGAAAATCAATATGGGTTTCATTTTAAGTCGGTAGATAAGATGATTGAAGAAGGTAAAAAGACTATTCAATCTAAAGAGTTCTATTATGAGCCTACAGTCAGCACAGATAAAATTAGATCAGCTTATCAATTTAGAAACTTAATTAGGTTTGAGCATTTAAAAAAAGCAGATACAGCTTTAGATCAGATATCCGGGATGTTTAGTAATAAAGTCTCTTCTTTTGATATTTTCACTAAAAGCTTTTCAGAAACTAAGTTTAATTTAAGTGAGCAGAAAAGAAATATAACAACTGGCCAGAAAGGAAAAACTGAACTACCATATGATGCAAAATTTATGAACAATAAAAGTAATGCAAATCAGCTTAATTTGTTTGTACCCTCAGATACAGAGAGAGGTAATGACTATATTAAGGACTTACTAGGACATAAGCATTCGCTTTTGCAAATACTTAATTTAAACATAGTTAGAGGTATGATTTACGGCGATAATATTATATGTGTAGGAGATATGATTAAGCTTAATTTACCTGACACTTCAAGCTTTAATGAAAAAGAAAAATATGACTCTAGATTTTCAGGTAACTACATTATTCAGAAATTAAGGCATTTAATAATACCTGAAGATAATAGATTTAAATATTACATTGCATTTGATGCTAACAAAATAGGAATTACAGGATGACATCGCGACTATTAGGGCAAGAAGGATTTAGATGGTTTATAGGGGTAGTAGAGGATAGAGAGGACCCTAAAAAATTAGGAAGAGTAAAGGTAAGAGCTTTAAATACATATTCTGACAGTAAAGCATCTGCTCCTACTGAATCCCTGCCTTGGGCTACAGTAATGCAACCTGTAAACAGCGCTGCGTATAACAAAATAGGTATTTCACCTACTGGTATATTAGTAGGTTCAACAGTTGTAGGGTTTTTCATGGATGTTAATGAATGCAATTATCCAGTTATTCTAGGGACTATTGCAGGTATACCTGGCAATGATATTAACAATCATGATGTACCTTATGAGGCAAGAGAAATAAATAAAATTATTAAGTCGCCAATAGGACCTGAGCCTGAATCTCCTTACGGTACCAAATATCCATATAATAAAGTAATTAGAACAGAGAGTGGCCATGTAATAGAAGTTGATGATACTCCAGACAACGAAAGAATCCACATATATCATAAATCCGGTACCTATTCAGAAATTAACAATGAAGGTAGAAAGACAGATAAAGTCGTTGGAGATCATATAGAAGTAGTACTAAAAGATAATACGGTGCTGGTAAAGGGAAATGTTAATATACTAGTAGAAGGCACTTATACAGTAGAATCTAAAGGTAATATGAAGTTTATAGCCCCTAGAATAGACTTAAATCCTAACTAATATGACTAATCCGGTTCATCGAGATACAGACTCAAGAGTGTGTGGAGCTACTACTACGAGTCAGCAAGGTAAGCAGGTATATGTCAATAATCTCCTATGGGCTATAGACGGGGACCCTAATTCACACGGAGGAGGGTCTTTAATAGCTGCTACTAATAGTGTCTATATTGGAGGAGTTGCAGTTGTTAATACCGGTGATCATGCATCTGCCGACTCTCTTTGCGTCCCGGTAGGGCCCCCGCATTGTGATCCTGTAGCTTCACAAGGGTCATTAAACGTATTTGTAGGAGATTAAAATGGCGTTAGTTAAACAGACTAATAGAACAAAAAGCACAGTAGTACAAGAAGTAAAGTATTCAGATTTTACTAATAATATTCAGTCATTTTATGGTTCTAATGACGTAGCTCTAATTAAAAATGAAGATGCAGTTTCAAACTCTATTAGAAACTTACTTCTTCTTAATAGAGGAGAAAGATTCTTTGCTCCCGAAATAGGAAGCAATATTAAAGCCCTTTTATTTGAAAACATTACACCTATCACAACAAGCGCGCTTAAAAGTTACATTATTGAAACTATAGATAATTTTGAACCTAGAGCAAAATTAATAGATGTAATAGTAGATGCTTCACCAGATGAAAACTCCTACTCAGTTACTGTGTATTTTTCTACCATAAATAAAACTGAACCTACAGTTATTGAACTATTACTTAACAGGATAAGGTAATGGCAAACACTAGTATTAACCTAGTGTCTTTAGATTTTGAAAAAATCAAAGACAACTTAAAACAATACCTTCAGAGAAGTGATTCTCCGTTCAAGGACTATCTGTACGAAGGTTCAAACATTTCACAGCTTGTAGATCTACTTGCGTATAATGCATATCTACAATCCTTTTATACCAATATGGTTGCTTCTGAAATGTTCCTTGACTCGGCTCAACTAAGGGATAGCGTTGTCTCGCATGCTAAAGAGCTAGCTTATGTGCCCAGATCTTTTAGATCTGCTGTAGCCGAAATATCTTTTGCTGTAACACCAACTACCACTTTAGGTGCTCTCCTTATACCAAAGGGTACTACTTTTACATCAAAAGTAGGTAGTAATACTTTTTCTTTTGCTACAGAAGAAAATATAGTTGTACCTGCCAATACTGATGGGAAGTTTTATTCAAATATTAGCATTTACGAAGGTATTTACACATCAGACTCATTTGTAGTGGATAATTCTAATACGGCTCAAAGATTTGTTTTATCAAATCCTACTATTGATACTAGAAGTATCACAGTGTCAGTAGCGGAGAATAATGGAGCTAATATTTATTCTTGCACTAGAGCGGCCTCTTTTCTAGGGCTAAGTTCAAATTCTGAAGTTTATTTTTTACAAGCAGCGGAAAACTCTCAATATGAGATTCTGTTCGGTGATAATATTATTAGTAAAAGGCCTTCTACCGGGGCTATAGTTATAGTTGAATATAGGGTCAGTAATGGTCAGCTACCTAATGGTGCCTCATCATTTACTATCGACGGACCTATACAAGGACAGTCAAATACAAGTGATATAAAGACTGTAGCTGAAGCTGTAGGAGGAGATGTTAATGAGAGCATTGAATCGATTAAGCTTAATGCTCCTAGATACTACCAAAATCAAGAAAGAGCTGTTACAGCTTCAGATTATGAAAGTCTTTTAAAGACTAATTTTCCTGAAGTAACAGCTGTGTCTGCGTTTGGAGGTGAGGAAGCAATAGTACCTCAATACGGTAAAGTGTACGTGGCCGTAGACCTAGAAGGATATAACGGTATCCCTGATTCAATGAAAAAAAGATACTATGACTTTTTAAAGCAGCGTTCGCCCCTAAGCATAGATCCTATAATTATACAACCTAAATTTTTAAAGATTGAGTGCTATACAAGAGTAAGATATAACATAAACAAAACTTCCCTTAAGTCAAGTGATATTAGGAGTATTGTTACTTCAGCTATTAGCAGCTATAATAAAAATTATCTATCCGGGTTCAAGAAGACACTTAGATTTAGTAGATTAGTTAGTGATATTGATAACTCTCACTCAAGTATTATTAGTAATGATACCTATTTAAGAACCTTTCTAGATTTTTCACCTGACCCGGTAATTGAAGAGAATTTTACTTTGGAATTTGATATTCCGCTCAGTACATTTAATAATATGACATCTGAACACTTAAGTGCGGAATATCATTCAATTACTTCATCTCCATTCACTTATAAAAATAAAGAATGCTTCCTAGAAGATGATGCTGAGGGTACTTTGCGTATTGTAGTAAATGTTAATGGGGTTCATGAAGTAGTAAAGAATGTAGGTACTGTAGATTATAAAAATGGCATCGTCAATATAGTTAATTTTAATGCATCGTACCTAGGTAGTAGTATTCGAGTTTATGCAGATACCACTACCAGAGACATCACATCTAATAAAAATACAATTATCTTAATAGATGATGCTGATATACAAGTCGTAGTAGAACAGGTTAAAGAATAATGAGAGATATTGAAAACTCTATTAGCA